GGACGCAGAATTTTGCGTTTCCAAGAACGGAGATGGGATTACTTTTAGTTGTACCAAGTCAAAGGATTTTAGTGCAGACTCTGATATGAGTTTTAATCTTCATGAAGTAGAGTTGCAAGGTGAAATGTTTTTTGATGATGACGATAATAAACAAATTACCAGTGTTTATTTAAATTATAATGGCGAATCTAAGAAGTTAAATGAGCTTAATTCTAACCACCAAAAGGTTTTAGATTCACTTGAAAATTGCTTAAAAACGCATGGAAAAACTGGTTTTGTGTTGTCAGAGGTTGGAGAGAACGAAATTACGGTTTCTTGGAAAGAATGGGCGCCATTTATAGACGACTGTCATACAACAAAAAATAATGACAGGTTTAGAGGCTATAAAAAAGAACTTTTAAATCAAGGTCTTATAGCTAATAATAGTGATAGATGGTGGATAAAATAATCATACATACATCATACATTTGGAAATGTATGATTTTTATGTATTCGGGATAACAAATCATACATACACATACATGTGTGTATACACATGTATGAATGTATGAAATCCTTGTATGAAGTTTTGTATGGATGAATTATTAGAGTTTATAAGAGAGATTGAAAAAGAATTTGGAACAGTAAAAGCAAAGGCAATTAAGGTTGATGGTAAGGTGGTTTTACATGAAGGTAAATTTGAACAAGAAAAAAAGGATTTAGGGTTATGAAGAAAGATTATGTTGTTTCGTGGTATTTTTTACCTTTTGTGCTTTTAGTTTATATGGGGATATTGTTTGTGGGGATTTTTAGGATGGTGTTTAAAAAATGAATGACGAGATAACAGATGAAGATTATTTTTACTTAATGGCGGAGAAGATGAACAAAATGCCAACTGAAGGGCAGTTAGAGCGGTTTTTAAAAGAAATGAATACTAGCATTAGGATTAAAGCATTTATACTTGCTATGGGGCTGTAATGCAAAATGAAAAGATGTATTTGAAGAAACATTTATTGTTAAGAGGTAAAAAATGCTGACACACGCTGAATTAAAAGCCAAAGCCTTAGCTGACCCAGAAGTAATGGCCGAATATGAACGGTTGAATCGAGAAGAGTTTGCTATTTTAGAGAGTTGCAATGAAGCATAATCATTATTTTAAAGATGTACGGCATATTGACGGCATTGACGTTTATCGGGTGTTGGAATTGTTTAATGTAACAGACCCTTGTCTGCAACATGCGGTAAAGAAGTTGTTGTGTGCAGGAAAAAGAGGTGCAAAGGATGAAGAGCAAGATGTTCAAGAGGCAATTGATACGTTGGAGCGTTATCAGGATATGAAGGTGGAGGAAGAGTTGCATGAAGCGAACAAAGATTTGCAAACATAAGTACAAGGCAACTTATGTTTCATGGCGCAAGAAAGTTTGTGTTGATTGCAATAAAGAGTTTCCATTGTATGATTTAAAGATTGAACACCAAAGGTAATAATAATGGCGTTAAAGGTTAGCAACAAGAACAGAAAGAAATTAATAATGTTCAAGGCAAATGAAAAAAGTTATGAAACCAAAGATTAAGTGGGTTGGAAATTACTGGAGGTGTTATAGTTTAGACAGGGTTGCCTTTGGTGAATCACCAAAAGTGGCATGGCTTAATTGGGAAAAGTCAATATTTTTAATATTCGCAGAGTAGGCTTATCTATGGAAGATAACGTAGAAAAAAATAGGGCAGGTAATAGGGGGCTTGGAAGGGTAAAAGGAACTCCAAATAAAGCAACAGCACAAGCAAGAGAAGCAATCGCAGACTTTGTTGATGGTAATGCGCACAGGTTAACAGGATGGCTTGACCAGGTAGCTGAAACAAATCCGGAAAGAGCGTTCCAGTTGTTCCAGAGTGTAATTGAGTATCATGTTCCAAAGCTTGCAAGAAGCGACACAACGGTTACTGGTGCAGATGGTGGGCCTCTTGTGCATAGGATAGAAGTTTCTTATGGCGACGATTAAGGCAAAGTTTCCGCCAAGCTTAAAGGATATCTTTAAGCCAAGACGTTATAAAGTTATCTATGGTGGTAGGGGTTCTGGTAAATCTTGGAGTTGTGCAAGAGCTTTGATTATAAAGGCTGTTAATGAGCCGATAAGGGTGCTATGCGCTAGGGAAACTCAGAAGTCTATACAAGAGTCGGTTCATAAACTTTTGAAGGATCAGATCGAAATTCTTGAATTACAGCACATGTTTACGGTTCTTGAAACAAAGATAGTTGGTATCAATGGTTCTGAGTTTAGTTTCGCAGGTATTCGGCAACAAGGTATTACCAACCTAAAATCATTTGAGGGTGTTGATATATGTTGGGTTGAGGAGGCTCAGGTCTGTACCAAGAAATCATGGGATGTTCTTATTCCTACGATCAGGAAGCCTGGTAGTGAAATCTGGATTACATTTAACCCAGAGCTTGATACAGATGAAACTTATAAACGGTTTGTGTTATCGGATAACGATGAGGCAACTGTTATAAAGTGCAACTACTCGGATAACCCGTGGTTCCCTGATGAGTTAGAGAAGGAGCGTGTTAACTGGTTAAGGCGTGACCCTGAAGGATACAAGACAGTTTGGGAAGGTGAGTGCAGACCTGCTGTTGAGGGTGCAATATATGCGCAAGAATTAACCCGTATGCAGATAGAGAAAAGACTTGGTAAGGCTCCATACGATCCACTATTAAAGGTGCATACTGTGTGGGATTTAGGGTGGAATGATTCCATGTCTATAGGATTTGTGCAACGATCCGGTTCTGGAGAGATAAGGATTATTGATTATATTGAGGATAGCCACCGGACATTGGATAGCTATGTTGATGAACTAAAGAGCAAGGGATTTAATTGGGGAACTGATTTTATTCCGCACGATGGACGTAATAAAGATTTTAAGTCAGGCAAATCAACAGAAGAAATATTGCAAGCGATGGGCCGAACGGTTATTGTATTGGGCAGAAATGACATTGAAGAAGGTATCAGGGCTTCAAGGATGATGTTTAGCCGTGTATGGGTTGATGAGAAGGCACAAGATATAGTTAACAGGTTAAAACGCTATAGAAGAACGCAGAACCAGTCAACTGGTGAATTTGGCGCTCCGTTGCACGATGAGAGTAGTCATGGAGCTGATTGTTTTAGGTATATTGCAATGTCAGAGCAACAAATGAACAACGAAACATGGGGTGGAAAGTTAAAATATCCAAGTTTAGGTTATAATTAAGCATAAACATATAAAAGGCTAATTAAAATGGCAATAATGACAGACGATGAACTCAAGGCAATAACAGATCAAGAGATTAAACAATCTTTAGGTTATGGCTCTGGAGAGATTAGTGACCAGAGAATGAGGGCGCTAGATTATTACATGGCAAAGCCTATCCGTGACCTTGCGCCACCTGCAATTGATGGACGGTCAAGCGTTGTATCAACAGATGTACTTGATACGGTGGAGTGGATGTTGCCCTCGTTATTAAAGATGTTTGTCGGAACTGATAAAACGGTAGAGTTCGAGGCAAAATCAGAAGAGTATGAAGAGCAAGCCAGATGCGCTACTGCTTACATAAACGATTATGTACTTCGTGTGCAGAACAATGCGTTTACAATATTTCATACATGGTTTAAAGATGCGCTGCTTAGTAAGGTAGGCGTGCTGAAGCTGTGGTGGGATACCATTGATGAGGAAGCAAGGGAAGACTATAACGGTCTTGATGAGATTGAGCTTGCTATGCTCCTTAGTGATACAAGTGTAGAGCCAATAGAGAACTCAACCTTTATTGATAACGAAACTGGTGCGATGTTATACAACGTTGCTGTTAAACGTAAGAAGACAAAAGGTTTCACAAGAATTGAGAATGTTCCACCAGAAGAGTTCTTGATTAGCAGACGTGCAAAGAATATAGAAGATGCAGACTTTGTAGCGCATAGGTTTGAACGTACTATTGGCGAACTAAAATCAGCAGGATATAAGAACATAGATGAGCTGTCTAGTGATGAGCTAGATGGTGCGTACCAACAAGAGCGTGTTGAACGTAGGACATTCTATGATGATATGCCGTATGCTGATGGTGGTAAT